CAACACGGTCATCTGGTTCGGCCAAGAGGTGGCTCACGAGATTCGCCTCGTGGACGTGTACGGCACGTCGGGGCAAGACATTGAGCACTTCGTACGCGTCCTAGCGGACAAGGGCTATGACTACGACACGGCGTGGCTCCCACATGATGCGAAGGCGAAGACTCTGGCGACCAAGCGGTCAGTCATTGAGCAGCTCGCGTATGACCATCAGATTCGGTGTAGGCTGATCCCTCGGCTGAGCGTGCAGGACGGGATCCAGGCCGTGAGGAAGATTCTTCCCCGTTGCTACTTCGATAAGGACAACTGCTACCTCGGGATCGAGGCGCTGAAGTTGTATCAGAAGAAGTGGGACGACGAGGGCAAGAGGTACATGGACCGGCCCCTCCACAACTGGGCCTCGGACTACGCCGACGCGTTTAGACAGTTGGCGCTCGCCATTCAGCCGTCGGAGTACGCGAATGAGAACATTCGCAAGAGCAGGGAGGTCTCAGCAGAGCTTCCGACGCTGATGGGTCTTTGGGAAGAACGTGATACCCGTCTCGCTGCGATGGGTAGGAGAATTTCGTGACCATATCTCTTGACCCCTCAAGCTCGATCCAGGCTGGTCCGCTGAAGGACGTGGACGACCTGAAGCCGTACGAGCGGTGGTCGGTGGAAATTTCGTACGCTGAGGCGGAGCTGAAGAAGTTCCACGAGCGTGCTCGGCTCGTCGTGCGTCGGTACTTGGATGAGCGCGACGCAATTGACGCCATGCAGAAGTGGTTCAACCTCTTCTACACGAATACGAACATCCTGAAGTCGGCGCTGTACGCACAGATGCCGAAGCCGGCGGTGTCGCGCCGCTTCAAGGACTACCAGGACGACGTGGCGCGGGTCGCAGGCACGATTCTGGAGCGAGTGCTGAGGCGTGACCTGGACGACCCGAGGGACACGTTTGACGGTGTGATGAAGGGGGCAGTTGAAGATCGGCTGCTTCCCGGCCTTGGGACGTGCTGGATCCGCCTTGAAACTGACGCAGACGACGATCACGAGACCTCCCTAGAGATCGCCCCCGAGCCGGGGGAGGGTCTGGGTGAGGGCAACGAGAACGTTCCAGCAAACGGCTTCAAGACGGTGTCGCCTGAGGGCGAGCCGCCCGCCCCATTCAAGCGCATCACGGATCAGCGCGTTGCCATCGACTATGTGTTCTGGGAGGACTTCCTCTGGTCTCCGTGCCGTGTCTGGGAAGAGCGCCGGTGGGTCGGGCGCAGGGCCTATTTGACGCGGGACGAGCTCGTTCGTAGGTTTGGAGAGGAGAAGGGCAAGAAGGTGCCTCTCAACTACAAGCCGATGAACTACCTGTCTTACCCGAGCGGAATGGTCCCCACTCATGACGCGCTCGCAAAAGCGGTCGTGTACGAGCTCTGGGATCGGGACAAGCGGAAAGTCTACTGGCTGTGCAAAGACTATCCGGAGCTGTTGGACGAGCGTGACGACCCGCTGAAGCTCGTTGGCTTCGAGCCCTGCCCGAAGCCTATGTTCGCGGTGATGTCCACGAGCAACTGCGTCCCGCGTCCTGACTTCTACATGATTCAGGACCAGTACAACGAGCTGGACACGATCAACAACCGCATCTCGATGCTGGTGAAGGCGTGTAAGGTCGTTGGGGTGTACGACCGCTCCAGTGAGGGCGTCCAGCGGATGCTGATGGAGGGGTATGACAACACCCTCATTCCGGTTGACAACTGGGCCGCGTTCGCTGAGAAGGGAGGCGTGAAGGGTCAGGTTGACTGGCTACCGCTTGAGCAGGTCCTTACGGCCATCGACAAGTTGTTCATGGCGCGTGAGGCTATCAAGCAGCAGATCTATGAGCTGACGGGCATCGCCGATATCGTGCGCGGGGCCTCCAAGGCATCGGAGACGCTCGGCGCGCAGCAGATCAAGGCGCAGTTCGCGTCTGTACGCATCAAATCTCTGCAGGATCAGGTCGCGCAGTTTGCTGCGGAGATCTTGCGCATCAAGGCTGAGATCCTGGTCAAGCACTACGACCCGGAAATTCTGCTCCGCAAGTCCAACATCCTGAAAATCGAGCCGCCGGAGCTCGTGGCGCAGGCTATCGCGCTGCTCCAGAGCGAAGAGGGCTTCGAGTGGCGAGTTGAGGTCACGGCGGACACGCTGGCGCAGGCTGACTACGCGATGGAGAAGCAGGACCGCGTCGAGCTGCTCACCGCCGCCTCGTCGTTCCTGGAGAAGGCTGGCATGATGGCGCAGTCTGTACCAGAGAGCGCCCCGCTGCTCATCGGTATGCTCAAGTGGGCTGTCGCCGCCTTCCGCAACTCGTCCGAGATCGAGACCATGCTGGATCAGGCGCTGGACGGGCTCGTCAAGAACCCGCCGCAGCCGAAGCCTGACCCGAAAGCGCAGGCCGCTCAAGCGAAGGCTCAGGCCGATACGCAGAAGATGCAGGGCGAAATGCAGATGCGTCGGGAAGAGCATCAGATGGACATGGCCGGTAAGGCTCAGGAGCTCCAGTTCAAGAAAGTTGAGCATCAAATGGATCTTCAGTTCAAGCGTGAAGACCAGGAGATGGAGCGCCAGCAGAACTTCCAACAGTTCACTCAGGACATGACCGAGCAGGTTGTGGCCGGAGAGCAGAGGCGTCAGCAGCAGGTTCTGGACGCGCAGGTGAAGCGGGCGACTGCCCCGCCCCCGTCGAGGAAGCAATGACCCGTCGCAGATTCGTCTACATAAACGGAGAGGCCCATGAGGTTTCGCAGGACTACGTTGCCGAGCCTCGCGGCGCTCGCGGCCTTACAGTCTACGGCGATCTCCCGGATTTTGTCTCCCCTATTGACGGCAAAACGTATTCCGGACGAGCCGGACTCCGAGAGCATTGCAAGATCCACGACGTTGTTCCTACGGAGGACCTCAAGGGCCTCCCACCAAAGCCCTCGGTATCGCCATACGTCCCGGACCGCGCGGCCATCCGGGATAAGATCGTGGTAGAGATGAGAAAGAGGAGGATGCTGTAGTGCCATCCACTTCTGCGAAGCAAGCTCGAATGATGGCGGCTGTCGCCCACTCCCCGGCATTCGCCAAGAAGGTGGGAATCCCACAGTCAGTGGGACGGGAGTTCAATCAAGCGGACAAGGGCACTTCGATGCTTCGAAAGGCCATGACCACCGCTTCTGCCCTAAGGAAGAAGTAACTCCATGCCTGATCCTCAAGATCTGCGTTCCACCATCGAGGCGGCTGTCGCCAAAGAGGAAACGCAAGCGGCCAATTCGGCAGCTGCGTCGACAGTAGAGGCGGTAGAACCGCCAGCTCGCCAGCCCGAAGTTCCGGCCCCGGAGAGTGAGAAGGCTTCACCCGCCCCAGAAGCTGAAAAGGCTGAGGCCCCGGAAAAGGCCGAGCAGCCGGAGAAGTCAGAAACCGAACCTCAAGCCGAAGACAAGGCCGTCAAGGCTTCCCCTCTGGACAAGGCTCCACAGTCGTGGAAGCCTGCTGCGAAGCAGATCTGGAAGGAGCTGCCCGAATCTGCGCGGCAGGAGGTGGTTCGCCGTGAGAAGCAGATCACTCAGGCCCTGAGTGAGTCGGCGGGTGCGCGGCAGGCCGTGGCTCAGTTCACGGACATGATTCAGCCCTACCGCGCTCGCATGGAGTCGCTTGGGATGCCGCCCCTTCAGGCAATCAACGAATTGCTGAAGGCGGATCACATCCTGACCACGGCTGCGCCGAGCAAGCGGGCGCAGTTCATGGCTGGGCTGATTAAAGAGTATGGAGTTGACGTTCGTGAGTTGGACGCCGCTCTGTCAGGCGAGGCTCCGGTTGACCAAACGGCTGCTCAAATCGAGCAGTTGGTGAACCAGAGGCTCGCACCCTTCCAGCAGTTTGTTCGTCAGCAGGCTGAGAGCGCACAGCAACAGCGTCAAAGAGAAGCTATGGAGGTTCAGCAGAGCATCGAGAGGATGTCTGTTGACCCCAAGTTCCCTCACTTTGAAGCTGTCCGTGACACGATGGCCGATCTGATTGAAATAAGCGCGAAAAGGGGGCTTTACATTACGCCGGAGCAAGCGTATACTAAGGCTGTGGCGATGGATCAAGACCTTAGCGCTCAATCGAACAGGCGTCAAGCCGCTGAGCAGGCGAATGCCCGCGCACAGCGAGCTCTTAACGCTTCTGTGTCGGTTGGCGGGGCTCCTTCCGCTCAGCCATCAGGTCAGGCAGTAGGTTCGAATTTACGGAGCACGATCGAGGCTGCGTTCGAAAAGATGGGTGGCAGATGATCTCCGGGTTCCTTAAGCAATTTCTTGGCTTGTCGACCCCGGCTCGTCCTGCAGACCCTCGTAAGGCGAAGTCCGACCGCTCTTTGTCTGGGGTTAGTCCTTCACGCCCCTCCGGAGCTCAGCCCACCGGGAATGTGACGGAAAAACCAAACCCGAAACCTCTTTAATAGGGATCCAGACAAATGTCTTTCGCAAATGCGGCGATCAGCGACATCATCGCCACCACGATCCAATCGCGTACCGGCACGATCGCCGACAACGTGACCAAGAACAACGCCCTGTTGTCCCGGCTGAAGCAGCGTGGGAACATCAAGACGTTCTCCGGTGGTAACGTCATCCTGCAAGAGCTGAGCTTCGCGGCGAACGGCAACGCGGGATGGTACGCTGGCTACGACCTGCTGCCCATCGCGGCGCAGGACGTGATCAGCGCCGCTCAGTACGACATCAAGCAAGCGGCCTGCCCCGTGACCATCAGCGGCCTGGAGCAACTCCAGAACGCCGGCAAGGAGCAGATGATCGACCTGCTGGAAGCCCGCGTCAGCGTGGGTGAGTCGTCCATGGCGAACCTCGTGTCGCAGGGCATCTACAGCGACGGTACGGGCGCGGCTGGCAAGCAGATCGACGGCCTCCTGAAGCAGGTGAGCAAGTCGCCTGCTACCGGCGTGGTCGGCGGCATCGACCGCAACACCTGGACGTTCTGGCGCAACCAGACGTTCGACTTCACGACCGACGGCGGCGCTGTCGTGAGTGCGTCGAACATCCAGCAGTACATGAACCGTCTGTGGGCGAAACTGGTTCGCGGCAGCGACCGGCCCGACCTCATCGTGTTCGACAACACGCTCTGGGGCTACTACATGGCTTCGCTGCAAGCCATTCAGCGTTTCACGACCACCGACGACGCCAAGCTCGGCTTCGTGTCCATCAAGTTCATGGACGCGGACGTTGTGCTCGACGGCGGTATCGGCGGCTATATGCCGACCGAGACGGGGTACTTCCTCAACACGAAGTACATCCACTACCGTCCGCACCGCGACCGTAACTTCATCCCGCTGTCGCCGGGCCAGCGGTACTCGGTCAACCAGGACGCCGCCGTGCAGATCCTGGCGTGGGCGGGCAATCTGACCATGTCGGGCGCGCAGTTCCAGGGCGTGATGTTCGAAACCTGAGATCGGTGGGGCGGCGAAAGCGTAAGTCCCCGCTGAACTCTAACCCGGAGTTCTGAACATGGCGTGCAAGAAAGGTAAATCCAAAAGCGGCGGAAGCCGCAAACGCGGAGGCTAGTAATGCCGGCATCCCTTCCAGGATCGTCTCTCGCGAGCAACCTCGCGAATCCGGCGGATGGCATCTTTGTGATGTTCGATCCGCTGAGCGGGCCGAAAGGCTCGCCCTTCGACAAGGACGTGCAGGTGGACATCGTTACGGGCGCGGTGACGCCCCGTGGCGGTTGCTCTACCGGCGCCCTCGCCACCGGCATCGGCTACAGCACGGCCCCGATCTTCGGGCCACCGTCGCCGAAAGCCATCGCTGACGCCGGCTTTACCGACGACTACATCCCGGGCCAGAGCACGCCGGGGTCAGTCGACACGGGCGACTCGACGTGGGTCTATATCGGCGGCGGGCGTTCTGACAAGAACGTTGATGGGCTCGCCCCCACGAATCCGTACCCGACGGGCATCACTCCGCTTTGCGGCGCAGGGACGGGCACGTGGGACGGAGTGGGTGGCTCTTCGCGTGATGGTGGCGCAGGACCGGCATTCACCGGCTTCCCGGTGAAGACCGTGACGGCTACCGGCGCGGTCGCCATTGGCGCTGCGATCGAAGCGGGTTGGGTCAACCGCTCGGCTCGCGACCTCGTGGCGGGTGAGTCGGCCTTCGGGTCGGCGGTTACGCCAGCTCTGCCCACCGCTCCGTAAGAGGGCATCGTGCTGGTCGCCAGTCTTCTGGCTTTTGATGCGGCGGGAAGAATCAAGACCATTCTGGTCGCGAACTTCCCGTCGCCTCATTTCAACGGTGGCTCTCCCACCGATGATATCGGCCAGCTCGTAATTAATCAGGAAGGGCCGACGCCCCCACCGGGGCGGACGTTTCTTCTGAAGTTTGACGACTACGCGAACGGGTTCGTTCGGGGCTACTGGACCTCGGCGTTTGGTCAAGGAACAAACATCTTCGATGGACAGCAGCACAAGTTCGTTTTCGTTCTGAAGACGGGAGACACCAATCCCGGAGGTGTGAACATTCCAGATACGACCGCGCTGCGCGCGATGTCAGGGGCTGTCTGGTTTGACAACAACGGCAACCTCGGAAAGGTCTACAACGTCGGTGGCGTGGAGCTTACGATCAACGAGCTCGCTGACCTGATCGACGCTGGCAGCACCCTAGCGGTCACGGCTATGGGCGACGGTGGTGACGGACATCCGAGGATGGATATCCAGGCGGTGTTCCCATGAGCTACTGGACTGCTGGAATTGCATACGATGATGTGGATGGGGCCATTCACGTCATTCCTGACGGGGTCATTGCGACGCATTGCAATGGTCTGCCGGTTGCAGCTGACGGTGCGCTTGTCGTGTCGTTCGACAAAGCGCCGGTTCAATGGGTTGCTGGTATCCCTCTTGACGCCGACGGGCGGGTGTGCCTTGCCACACCGTCGCCCCCTTTTGACTTGAAGGCGTTTAGCGGCGCCTTCGCACCGGCAGAGTTCACATGA